GCATCGTGCGAGATATCATGCACACCTTCAATCCCCGGATGAGTGACAAACGGGAGATCCTCTGGTCCCGTGTGTTCTCCATTGTCCTTCCTATCGGTGCGCTGATCATTGCTCTGTATATCAAGAATGCTTATAACATTCTGATGTTTGCCTGGAGCTTCTATTCTGCGGCCTGTGGTATTCCTGCCTTTGCTGCTCTGTATTGGAAAAAGGCTACCAAGCAGGGTATCCTCGCTGCAATGATCAGTGGCTTTGTGGTCTGCGTGGGTTGGAAGTTGATTGGACAGCCTTTTGGCTTAGGTGCAGCGGTTCCTGGAACTATCGCCTGCGCAATCGCAATGATTTTTGTCAGTCTGGCAACCTATAAGAAATCTCCTGCTCAATATCTGACAGTCGAATAATACTATCTCAAAAGGGTACGAAGCTACAGTTAGTTTCGTACCTTTTTAATAGCATAAGGCTCAACTCAAATACTAATGTGCATATTCTGGCCTGTTTTCTTGTTTGAATTTTGGCTCTTTATTTCATGCCAGAATGCATTATGATATCAGTATCTACTTTTTCTTCTGAAAGGCCGTGATATCATGTACGAAGAGATTACCAAGCAAGCACGACAGATTGTCACAGATCTGTTAGAACAGGCCAATATGAAACCTGGATCACTACTGGTTGTTGGCTGTTCATCCAGTGAGATTGTTGGAAAGCAAATCGGTAAAGGTTCCTCAATGGATGCAGCACAAGCCGCATTTGCGGGTATTTATCCTTTCTTGAAGGAACACGGTATTCATCTGGCAGTACAGTGCTGTGAGCATCTGAACAGAGCCTTAATTATGGAACTTGAAGTTGCTGAAAAGAGAGGCTATGAAATCGTGAATGTCATGCCGCAGCCCCATGCAGGAGGTTCCTTTGCAGTTACTGCATGGAACGCATTCTCAAATCCCGTCGCCGTAGAAAATATCCAAGCAGAGGCCGGTATGGATATTGGCGGAACTTTGATCGGTATGCATCTGCGCAGAGTTGCAGTTCCTGTACGAACCAATACAAAACAAATCGGAGAGGCCAACGTGATCTGTGCCAGAACCCGACCGAAATACATTGGTGGTCCTCGCGCCGTGTATCAGGATTTTTAATCCTAATTTATAAGCTCCCAAATACCGAAATAGACATCCATTTTGGGTGTCTATTTTTTCGTTCGGAATTTATAATGGAATTTGCTGTTCGTGCTTACTCAACGTCCTTGCGCAATACAAGAAAAATGGTATTAACTGTACAAATCCCAGCTGCTCCCGTTGTCGATGTACGGAGCGTACAGATCCCAACTGGAGCCGTTGTCGATATAAATTTGATAACCCACATAAGCAGAACCACTGTCGATGTACACCAGACCTTTAGATCCCCAGGTGGCATAGAGGGTTACATTGCCCGTTGGGGTGTAGCTTCCGGTTACACCAGAAGATGCCGTGCTGCTGGTCGCCCAGCCCAGGAAATCGTATCCGCTCCGGGTGGGTGTGGGCAGGGTCACCGCCGCCGTCGTTGTGGACGAGGTGTAAATTGCGTACAGATACAATGCCGCGTTTGTGGTATAGCTTTGACCAGAAGTATAGTTCGTGCCGCTGCCACTTGAATTGGTATTCCATTTGCTAAAGGTGTACTTCGTTGTTCTTGCCGCCGACAGCGATGCGGTACTACAAGTGCCACCATTGGCATTCAGCGTCACCGTGTACGATCCAGCAGAAGCGTTGGCCTTGGAAGGTTTGGTGCTGCTGATATATGCGGTTTCACCATGGGTTTTGTAGTGGGTTGCGGGTGCGCCAGTACCGCCATTGGCACTGTACTGAATGGAATAGGTTTTAGTGGTGTAGGTGACGGAAGCAGAACCATTCCAGGAATTATTCATACCAAAAATATGACCGGTACTTTTGGTATACAAAAACAGATAATACGATGTGTTCTTGCTGAACGAACCCGAGAATGACATCGTCACTTCGGTCGGTTTAGTGGAGTTTGTTGAGATTCCGGTTTTACTTGCTTCGCTGCCGATTGCGTTATTACGGAAGGTACTCGCTGTGTCACTGGTATTACTATCCGTATAGGTAGTACGAAGGCTTCCGTAGAGGGCACCGGTTGTAGTGCCACGGCTGTAAGCTTCAAAAGTAACCGACAAAGCGGAAATACTTCCGATCTTGGCATCGTTGGGAGTGGTAACCTTGATGATGACACCGTACTTGTTATTACCGCTGGGATCTGAGATAGAAACATTGATGCCAGTACTGCTTCCGTCCGCTTTCCAATCACCATTTGTCGGGTACCAAGTCTTTTCCGCTCTGGCTCTCCAGCCAATTACGCTTGCACTTGTAGATGGCATAGATTACACCTTCTTGAAAAAGATTCTGCCCTTGGTACCGGCAGTGGGTAAGGCAGTACCATACTGGTTGGCACTCAGAACCGTATAACCTGCCGCCAGAAGATTGGCAAGGCCGGTAGCACCATTACTGGAGCCGGTACCGCCCTTGGCGATGGTCACAGCGGCATCTGCAAGTTTCGCCGTGGTAACTGCCGCAGCGGCAATCTTCTCGGTGGTCACATTCAGATCCGCAATTTTTACCGTAGTGACCGCACCGCTTCCGATCTTTGCCGCAATAACCGCTCCAGACCCGATTTTGGCGGCAGTTACGTTGCTGTCGGCAATCTTTGCAGTGGTCACCGCACTGTCAGCCAGCTTCTCTGTCAGCACCGCCCCGGTACCGATCTTACCGGAGGTTACCGCGTTGCTGGCAATCTTACCGGAACTGACAGCCGAACTGGCCAGGTGGGAACTGGTAATCAGAGGGATATACACTTCGGAGGCAGCTGCTGTAGAAACGATAGAAGCGATGCCTGCCGCGCCCAGGGTCATGGTGCAGAATACAAACTCATACTCCGTACCGGTGCCGTTAATGTCCTCCTGGGTTAAGTTGGAGAAAGCTGCCTCGGAGGATGCGTACTGCACCACAAAGTCGGCCTGCTCGAAGGTGTCTGCTGTGGCCACCTGGGTAAAGTCCAGCTGAAGTACTAACCGGGCATAACCGCTTGTGTTGCCGTCCACTGTGACCGTGGTATTGGAAGTCAGCTTCATCTGACGTCCTGCGGCGATAAAGTAGCCTGGGGCGATGGTCAGAGCAGTGCCACTAAAAGAAACCCCGCATCCGCTCATGATGCCATCGGTCACCAGACATTGGAAAAGTCGTCCATGATCCTTGGCTGTGACGGTCTGGTTGTCAAAGTTAATGCCGTGAATATTGCTCACAGTTTGCCTCCTTTCAGGCGTTCTGTCAGAGTTGTGGCCAGTTCGCCACTTTTGTAATGGAATCTGTTGTCGGCAGAAGAAATGCCGATGTAGGAGATATAGGAAGTCATAAGACCACCATCCAGACGGATGCGGGTGTTGTCATACAAATCAAAGGCACGGGAACTGCGCCATTCGATCTTATGGCTGTTGGAGTTCTGCGAAAAAATATCGCTGATCCGTTCAGCCATGTCCGCTTCGTCCTCCAACGCCACCACCTGCCATTGGCCTTCTGCTCTGCGGATGGGGATCTGAGTGGTGATGTTGTTGTTTTCGTCCAGGTAGTAGTCAACACCCACACCGAACTGATAAGCCGTTACCTTCGCCACAGAGGATCTGCTGTAGGATCTGGATACCAGTTGAGACCGGCCATCGTCAAAGACAATGTTGTGGGTGGGTCTGGTGCGTTTATAAATCTGGATGATCAGAGCATCCTGGGACACAGAAAACTGAACCTGGACATCCCGAAGGCGGTTGACCTTTCGCATATAGGTCTTGAGGCTGTATAAGCCATCGCTCACTGTGGGGCCGAGGAACTCCGTCACATCGGTGTTGGAGATCTGCAAATACGGCATGGCATAAGCATCGTCAGCAACGGCTTTGTAGTGGTTTTCGAGTTCCTGGGCCAAATAGGCACCAATGGACAGGGTGCTTTCCGCAAACGGAAGAAGCCGGTCAAATACGGAGCGGACATCCACTACGGAAACGACCGTCTGCTGCTCTTCCGGACTGACCTGATCGATGAGCCAGATGTGTCCGTCCATGATGAGGAAGTCACCCTCATTGCCCCGGCTGACAGAGGTACCACAAAGGGTTATGGTACCGACATCATCTTCAATGGAGGCAAGAGGGACTTCCCAGGAGACTGCCTCTGCCGCAGCGACGGTTTTGAAATTCTTTCTGCTTTTTACAAAGGCAATCATAATCACACACTCCGATAATAGTAATAGACCCGGATGGAAGCACTGCCTTCTATGGCCTCGTCTGCTGACAGGAACAGGGTGCAATTTTCTTCAATGGGAATCCGGGGAAAAGGCTCGTAAGCAAGGTCCAGATACTGAACCGCATCCGTAACCCTGCCTGCTGAATTGGTAATGGTCACATAGGACTGACCATACTTGGTGGAGATTTCTAAGGAATCGCCGGACTCTGTGGTCACATTCAGAGCGCAGGTACCATAGACCTTGCCGGAATCCACGCCCTGGAGGATCAGCTTCGGATTGATGATATGACCTGTGTATGTGAACACAAAAGCCGCAGGGATATGACCGGCAGCGCTGATGTCTGCTGCCATACTGCCCGCGTTGGAGGAACTGTAGGACAAATCTGCTGTGTACCGGAAGGGATACCGCAGGACACTTCCGGTTTCAGAGGACATAGCCATCCGGGAAGGAGCCGCCCGATACCAGGGGGTAGTGCAGGCCAGAGAAATCGGCACAGACAGCCACCGGGTATCGGTCAGTTCCGTTTTGGTCAGATAGTTGATCATGACACCACGATAGAACTCTGTGGTGCCGTAGGGCTTGTACACCAGAAAGAGTTCCTGTCCGCTGCACCAGTCCACAAAGTTTCGGTAGTCCTCGTAGGCATTGGCACCGATGAAAACCAAGTCTCCCGCAACGGTGCTTTGGGGTTCCGACTCGCCGCTGACCGCCCGGAAGAAACCTTTATGCAGATCCGCAAAGGTGGGCGACAGAGAAAGGCCCAGGCCTGTGGGGTTGGAAAAGAAAATGCCAGACTCACCATTCAAGGCTTGTCTGACACCCAGGCCATTTTCGATATAGAACTTTCTCACAGTGCCGCCCCCAATCTTGCGTTAAATTTGACAAACAGATAGTCGATGGTCGCCTCGTCCAAAGCCTGCGGATAGATATTGATGACCGTCTGTGCCGCAGTCGCCGGTGCGATCCCAGCTGCTCCCACGCTGCCATTCACATTGATATCGGAAGGCAGACTTGTGGAAAGGTCAGCTGCCAGGCCATGCATCACATCATTGATGTCTCCTGCCATAGCCTCTGCTGCCTTGACCGCATCGTCACCGTTATCCTCGATGGAGCCGGAGAGACCCTTCACCAGCATTTCGCCCACCCATGCCATTTCACGAGAAGGCGATCTGATACCGAAGAAGTTGCAGATGCCATCCCAAATGGAACTGATCCAGGCAGACACCTTGTTCCATAACCATCCGGCCAGGGACTGGATGCCAGACCATAGGCCACGAACCAGGTTGGCGCCTACATTGCTCATCTGAGAGACACCCTCGCTGAAGGCAGATACCAGAGCCGCAATAATCTGAGGAACCGCTTTCACGATTTCCACGATAATTTTCGGCAGATTCTCGATCAATGCGATGAACAGTTTTACACCGGCGGCAATGATCAGACCCACATTGGCGGCGAAGGTATTCACCAACTGGCCGACAATCTGAGGCACCGCCGTTACGATGATGCTGATAATCTGCGGCAAATTCTCAATCAGAGAAATCAGCAATTCCACACCGGTATCGATGATCTCCGGGACGGAGTTCAGAAGGTCGGTAACCAGGCTGTTGATGATTTGAGGAATCGCCGTCAGGATTGTGGTAATGATCTGCGGCAGAGCCGTAATCAGCGAGGTCAGTAACTGAATGCCTGTCTGAATGATCTGGGGAATGGATGCGATGAGAAAATCAATGATGGAATCAATAATCTCCGGCATGGCTTCGATAATGACCGGGATGGAATTGAGCAGACCTTCTGCCAGTCCTGTGATCAGCTGCAAGGCTGCATCCAGGATCATGGGCAGACTATCCACCAGACCCTGCACGATGGTGACCACAGCCTCTACCGCTGCCGGAATCAGTTCCGGGAGAGCCGATCCGAGGCCAGAGGCCAGGGAGGTAATCAGCTGAAGGGCGGCATCTGCCAGCAGAGCCACATTTTCTACCAGAGCATTCACGATGGTCATAACCGCTTCCACAGCAACGGGAATCAGCTGCGGCAATAACGACATTAGCATCGACAGAACTTGGGTAAACAACTCCGTCACCACAGTGATCAGCGAAGGAAGCAAATCAGCCACAGCAGCAAAAATGCCCCCCAATGCTGTGGGCAGCACCTTAATCACGTTTTCTATGATTGGCACCACATTGTTCACTACAGCCTGGAAGGCATCAACTACGTTTTGTGTCAGGTTGACCATGTCGGCATTGGCATTACCAAGGCCAGCTGTAAACGATCCAACAGCCGCCTGGAGCAAGCCGATAGAACCGGTAATGCTCTCGGTGGCTTCTCTTTCAAAGTTGCCTGCGTACTGCTGGGTGTTTTCCAGGAACATCATCATGGCCATTTCGGCCTTTTCTGCCTGGGTCGCTTTATTCCAGCAGAAGTCCAGACCCTTACCCAGGGCATAGGCTTCGATATTGGTGGCGTTCATTGCGACACCAAGGTTGTCCATCATGGTGAAGTTTCCTTTGGCAGCACCGGCGACCGACTCCATGGCCATGGACATATCAATGCCCATAACAGAAGCCATGTCCGCTGCTCTCTGCATGGCCTGGGTGGTCAGATCCAGACTCTTCTGCTGAGAAAGACCGGAGCCCTGGAACAGAGCACCCATTTTATTGGCAGTTGCCAGATATTCACTTTGGGAAAGACCAAGGTTTTTATAGGCCTCTTCTCCTGTGCGCTGGATCTCTGCCGCGTAGTCGCCAAAGACGGCAACGGAACCGCCAAGGTTCTGCTCCAGCTCACCGAACTGCTGAACAACTTCTGTACCCAGTTTGATGGCTGCGGCACCGGCGGCAATGACCACCGTACCCATGGCGGCTCCGACTGTTTTCAGGACATTTCCAAGCCCCTCAAACCTGGACTTGGACTTTTCAGCGGCATCCGCAGAATCCTCCAATTCTTCACCGAGGTCATCTGCGGCATTTTCTGTTGCCTGCAGTTCACGCTCCATATCATTGAGGGCGGCTTCTGCGTTGTTCAGCTGAATCTGCCACTGCTGCGTGCGCTTATCGTTCTCACCGAAGGACTCAGTTGCATTTTGCAGAGCCTTCTTCAGCATTTCGATTTTTTCCTTCTGGGCATCGATCTCCTTGGACAAAACCTTATGCTTTGCCGCCAGGGCCTCCGCAGAGGAATCATTTTTATCAAACTGGGAGGAAACCAGCTTCATTTCGCTGCCCAGCACCTTGAAGGATTGGTTGATGTCAGAAAGAGCCTTCTTAAACTCCTTTTCACCTTCCAGACCAATTTTCAAGCCAAAGGTATCTGCCATGCAGCCACCTCCTTAAATGCCAGGCGGGATGATCTCATCGATAAAGACCTCCCGTTTGGGCTTTGCGATACCGTTATACTGCTTATGGCACTCCCACAGATCCAGGAGTAAGCCAAACGGCATCAGCCATACCTCATCCCAGGACAGGTGAAGCTGGCTGATGCCGTAATAAAGAAGTCGAGTAAATAACTCCCCGTCACTTACTCGACTACCGCGTTTTTTGTGTCCGCCTCGCTTTCGATGTTCCGGCGGGTACCCTTCAGAAGACATTCCGTGATGGCATTCTTGAAATCGCCCAACTCCACCGGGGTGGTCAGCAGTTCCACCATCTCCTCCGTCAGCAGGAACCGACGAGAGTCAGGATTGCGGAGGTTGTGGATCAGCAGACTCTGATTGGCGAGAAGCGTGATGAGCCACACGATCTCGGAGATTGCCAGCTCAAAGTTTTCAGATTTCAGCAGCTTATCCCCCAGGTTCTCCAGACCGCCGTACCGGGCAGCGATATCCTTTGTGGCCTTAGTGGTGAGAATCAGGGCATATTTTTCGCCGCCAATGGTAATGACGGCACTACGTTCCATATCCATAATTCAGATCCTCCTTAATCGCTGACAGGAGCGGCTGCTCCATAGGTGGGTTCGTACACTTCGCTGTACCAGTTGGTGATGACGGTTGCGGTCACATTGGAATCGCCCTCGGTGGCCTCCGCCTTCCAGGGATGCTTGCCGTTATCGTCCGGCTTATTCCGGCGCAGGATCGTACCTTCAATGGTGGGTGTGGAGAAGGTAATGCTGTCGCCCTTGGTCGCTAGAGCCGTGCCGGGGATACCGAACTTCACCTTGTACAGCCAGAAATACTTATACTTGCCGTTGGCCTTCTTTGCCCGGAAGCCGATGGCCACGGGAGTGCCGCCGTCCTCGCTGCAATAGACCACAACGCCGTTGCTGTCGATGGTGGAGCCACTCAGCACAGAGGCCACAGTCGCACCGATATCATCCACACCCAGGGACAGGGTGCCGTTCTTGAATTCCTTGACCACCTCCGCAGCACCGTCGTCTGCATAAAGGGTAGCCTCTGCCAGTTCTACGGACAGATCCGCACTCATAGCTTTTGCCAGCTGTACGGGAGTACCGTAGGTTTCATTGCCCTCCGCATCTTCCGTAATGGGTGCGTAGAACAGTTTGTCCAGACCAATTGTTGCCATAGGTCATTCCTCCATTTCATAATAATGGGCCACATCCACAGCGTAGTGGTGGTAGCCGGTTTCTGTTTCAAAACCTATATATCTGCGTTCCGTGATCGTAAGACCTTCTGCAAGAAGTTTTCTGACAATCCGGTTTTTTGCTTTCACATAATTGCCCCGGGAGTAAAGAGAAATCCTGACTTCCTGCACATCTACCCCCGGGGCATTATCGCTGTGAAGATCGAAGCTATCCGTCAGAGGTACGATCACCGCATACAGATCCGGGGCGATATCTTTGAAAACGCCTGTTTCCACAGGAATATCCAGCGCAGAAAGCATAGATTGTAAATCTGAAAGTAGGTTCATAGTTTCTGCACCTCTTCCTCAAATTTCTGTTGCATGGTGCTGATGCACTCTTTCCGGGAAGCTGTCTTTGCCGGTTTCAGAAAGGGTTTTGCAGGCTGACCATGCTTGCCGTATTCTAGGATGTTGGCGATCTTGGCATTGCTGCCGCCATCCTTACGAGGCTCAGCAAAGCCAACCTTGATATCATGGTTGCCGTCTCCGTTCACCTTGACTGGGGACAAACCAAGAGCACCTTCCAGTTCGCCTGTGGATCTGGAGCCATATTTGGTATTCGCTCCTACCACAGCGGAGAGGTTTCCCTGCACCTTCTGTAGCACCACTTCGCCGCCAGCTTCCAGAACAGACTCAGCGATGGAGTCAAAATCCTTACCCAAACGGGACAGTTGGAGCAGAAACTCCTCCGGCATTTTCACATCGCACTTAGCCAACGGTAGGCACCACCTTTTTCGCCAGCACCTCAATGTACATTCCCCGGCCCTTAACATTCTCCACAGAGGTGATTTCAAAACGGTCACCATCGCAGATCAGAAAATGATCTGTGGTGACGGTCACCCCGGGAATGCATCGGAACCGAAACAGGTCTGTAGCAGAAGAAAAGGCCGCCAGGTTCGCCCATCTCTGGGAGCCATGACGGCCTTCCCGATATACACGGATGGATGCCACAACAGTATCCTCCAAGACGGAGAATCCTTCGTTGTCCGTTTTCCGGGTGACAGATACAATGTCAGCAAAACCATTCATTTTTCCAAAACTCATGGTCACACCTTCCATTCTCTGTCGAGGCGTAGGAGTAAATTAACGGTTGTCCAGACCTGAGAAGAGGCCTGGACATTATCCGCAAAAAAGCCGCCTGTGCTGCCGTCTCTCGACTCATAGAAGTGGGAGGCAAGCATAATGACGGCCTGTTCCGTGGTGGGCGGCATAATGCCGTCACTGTAGGAACCGGCAGGAATGTGCTGATAGCTTTCGGCATAAGAAACGGCGGCAGTGATGAAGCCTCGCAAAAGCGCATCATCTGCCGCATGATCCAGAATCAGATTCTGTTTTACCTTCGTCAGAAGATCGTCCATCACTGCCACCTCCTAGCTTAGGCTGCCTTCATCTGCAGGACCTTTACGGCCTCGGGCAGAATCAGCTTGCCGTC